AAGAAGAAGAAAAAGTTTTCTAGAACCCTACGTACCTACCTAACTAGCTAATTATGTTATTATTTTGACTACTTTAACCCTAGGTTATCGCTCTTTTTGGGCTCATTACTGGGGGTGTTTTGGCTCTGTGGGCCCATTAAATCCCCTAATCCACCTCTTTTCATAAGGTATTCAGCCACGAACCCAAGGATTGGGTTATCCTTTGTCACTGCCTTGATTGTAGCTTGGCCTGTTGCCTGGTCTAATTTTTTACTGGCAGCTCCCAGAGAACCAAAAAAAGAAGATTGGAACGCTTCCAGTTTTTCGTGCATCCTTTCATCTATTTCATTTACAATCGGATCCAATGCCTCAAGTAGCATTTCGTCAGACTCAGAACTTCTAATATATTCCACCCAGGCATCGCGACTTAATCCTGCAATAAAATGAGAGAGAAACCAATAAAAAAAACTCCAGAAAATGGCAAGTCCTATTAATTCGAAGGCTGTAATTTCCATGTCTACCTGCCTTTAGGTATTACAAGACAAGACCACAGACCAGTAGTAAAATTAAATTGTGCATAGCGCCCTGGTCCGCATAGAGGTTTCATAGATACATTGGTCGGGATCTCTTTATCATTGGGAGCAGGGGGTCCTATCGGTGAGACATCCCCCACTGCGTCCTGAAAGAGTTTTACTAATACAAGCAATGCTCCAATATTCATTTTGTCACGTACTTATCCCAGAAATCTTTAGCTTCTCCAGCAAAGGGATCGCCAGCAAATTTACCAGCGCCAGTTAATTCAAAAATGCCCTCTGTAAAATCTTTTACAAAAGTTAAGTATTCCACTTTTTCAGGTGGTTTGAAGCCATTACCATTACCATTATCCTGTTTACTCAATGCGTCAAATATTAGACCCAATATAGTTGGAGCGGATGCCAGGCCGATAATAGCTGCTACTAGTGGTGGTCCTGTGGGATTGGCTAATAATGTGGTAAAATATTTCCCCCTTCTTTCGCGGCCAAGATGTGACTTAACAGTTTCTGCCTCGAGCTTAGTTACTTTCTTTAGTGTAAACCCGTCAGGAATCAATGCAGAGGCCATTCAGATCATCCCCATCGCTTTCTCGCCGAATAAGAGATACATTACACATACTCGAAGTAGCCACTGTTCTAACGACTTCCCAGACATGTCCTGGACTGTCTCGTTTGCATTGATGATAATGTTTTTGCCGCCCATCGGACCTGGTGTTTCCACCATTCATTTCATCCGTTTGGCTGCGGTATTCATTGATTTATTGAATTCTAGTAATTTCTGTATACTGAAAGGTACATCACTGTTAGTATGACCCATTTTATCTATTAACATATCATAGACTGCTCTGTGGCATGCCTTGATCTTACGCTTTACCTGGGCTTTAGTTAGTTTCTTTTTAGGCATACAGTCTCCCTGTCAAAGTAGTGTAGAAGTTAGTTCCACTAGTGTCACTACTTTGTACTTCAACCTTAACCTTCGAATAAGGTGGAATGTTAACATATAGAGGATCAAAATCGAATGGACCTAAAGTTGTCGCAATGCCTGGTCCCTGATCTATAATGACCTGATCATCTAAATATATCTTTATTCTAACCACTTTACCGCTTGCTAAGTCTATGGCTTTGGTTGTTAATTGTATTTTCCCTATTATGACTTCAGGACCAATGCTGAATTTAAGAACTGTTTTAGTTTCGTTATTTAAGGAAACAGCGCCTGAATATGCATAGACCCAAGTTCCTTCACTGGTTCTAAGATAATTTATTGATTGTCCAGTACCGGCAGGATTACCACCCGCTACATTTCCCGCTCCGCCTCCGCCTACAAGAGCCATGAGACTCCTAAGCGAACGTTAGCGTTACTGCTGCACTTACTGTAGCTGCATCTGTGCCAGCTATTGCGATCTCGCATGAATTGCCTGGTTGTACATTCAGATCCGTATCGTATGATGCGAAGTTGCTTGCAGTACCTGTTGCCGTGGTAGACATTACCAGGGCGGCACCGGTCATAACTGCGTCACCGTCTCGCATCGCCGATCCACTGATTTTCACCAAAGGAACTGTTTCTTCGGATCCATCCGCGGTCATTGCGATAGATACTTGTTTGATTGCGCTTACATTCGTGGGCACTGTAAAACTGGATGAGACGCTAGCGCCGCCCAAATTATCCATTGCCTGGAACGAAGTTGTAAGGCTTAGCTGACTTTCCGATCTTGTTACTAATATTGCCATATTTTTCCTATGCTCGTAGTTTCAATGGGCCTACGCTTCCCAATACTTTGCTTCCGCCCATACTGGAAAGAACCAGTTTGGCAGCAAGTGTACCGACTCCGATTTTAATGAAGTCATTTTTATTTGTTTTGAAGGCTTTTGATAATGTATCAAGTCCGCCTTTAATATTTCCCTCTATCATTTGATTCGCTGCAGTACCTGCGTCAGCCGCTTGTAAAAAAGCGAGTCCCGCGCCTGTCTCCAACAAATTTATGCTAAAGGATCGCTTTCTGCGAGCCCTTCTTACTTTACGTCTTACTGCCATTGGTGTAACTCCTGGTTGAGTGGGGAGGCCTTCGAGTCTCCCGACCTACTCACATATGGGTACCTACTTAAGATTGAGGTACGTCTTTAAACGATAATACATAATCGCATTTATGACAATCACTAAATTGATTACCGTTACTGGTTCCACATTCTGGACAGTTCCAGGTCTGCATTTGACTCTTGATCTTACGCAACGCAAGATTAACAACAAACGATACTTTCCTGTTCTTATCTTTAGCGTGCTGTACTAACCAGTTATAGACATCCAGGTCTATTGTAAAAGTCTTGCCGATCTTAGTCATTATCTTACCACCTGACCAGTAGCGCAACAATAACACCAACCGTGTGGTTCTTCTGGGTAGTCATCACAAAAACAAACTTTATGCAAATGCGATGGATTCATTCTTTTATTTGGTTTACATTTTTCACAAATCATAATTCAATCTCCAAAGGAAAAGCGATTTCTCTCAATCTCTTTTCAATTTTCTTGGATGGGCTCGCCTGCATTAATGCCGACAGTGCTAACGTTTCAACTATTCTATCTAAATATTTTTCTGTTCCGAAATTCATTGTCTCACCAACATTTCCACTGGAAACCCCCTTTATAATGTTATTATTAGCTAGAAGAAGAAGAAGAAGAAGAAGAAGAAAAAGTTTTCTAGAACCCTACGTACCTACCTAACTAGCTAATTATGTTATTATTTTGACTACTTTAACCCTAGGTTATCGCTCTTTTTGGGCTCATTACTGGGGGTGTTTTGGCTCTGTGGGCCCATTAAATCC